CTCACAACAAGGGTTGGTGCCCCAGTCTTTATCGTTTGAAAAATAAAAACCTGGTTCGCCGGCACCAGAGGCTTTAACTCTGTCCCATAGACCCATAAAGTATTCTTTATCAATCTTGTGGCGGAGAAGAACCACTGAGTTATTAGCTCTACCTCGTTGCGGATTGGATTCCCACCAGCTGCCTGTTTTAGCAGCAATCATATCCTCGTCATCTGCCGAGAATAGTGAAATAAGAGCAGCCCTACGGATACCACCTGCCAGCACAGCATCAGCTATATGACAAATCATATCATGTACTTCAATTGGCGTTAGTTTATCTCCATTTTCCTTCTGCGACAGCATGCCTTCCAGCTTTACCAAACACTCACGAAGAGGTTGGGGTCCTGGGGCTTTACCTCCAGAAGTAATGAGAGCAGCACCTTTCGGGCGTATATCTGTAAAATCAAAGCGAAGGTGTGAGCCACCCTGAAAGTAAGAGCGAACAAGAGCTTTTACTGCATCAGCCCAGCCTTCAATAGAATCATTAACAAGAAAAAGACGTGTTCTATTCATGTTTGGTTTTGTAATCTCTGGTAGCTTTTCTACATGGTGCTTTTGAACTGAATAGCCTACACCTGTTCCGCCGAGAAGCAAAAACATAGCTTCACCAAAGCAGCGCCAATCATCAGCAGGCATAAAAGCACAATTAAAGATGCGATTTGGAGCAACTTCAATTGGCTTTCCGCCGAACTGCATAGAGCGCATAGAAGGAAGAACCTTTTTATCAAAAACTTGCTTATAAGCTTTTCTTATTTGAAGTTCCATACTTGGAAACTTTTTAAGATGCATATTCATATTTCTAGTTACAAGCTCATCCCACGTTTCTCTACGTTGCTTGTCTTCTAGGTATCGTGCATACTTCATGTGCACTGTGATTTCTGATAAGATTTCATTCGATAATTCCATTCTAGCTTACTCCTTTCTTTTCCTTTTTAAAATTTGCATATTTCTGTTTTAAATTATCTAATTTCTCTTTTGATGACTTTTCTACTATATCACCAATAGATTCGTTTGTTTTAGGCAAAACCTTTATTTTTACATTACTAGTATCCATAAAAATAGGATAAACTAAGCCATCTGGTCCGTTTCTGTTTTTAGCAACAAAAATACGTCCTTGGTTAGTGTTCTTATCCTCTACGGTTCTAGAAACTGTAAAGATAAAGTCTGCTACAAAACACTTGTTAAACGCTTCCGATATAGACTCCATTGTTATGACTTCGGCATTCAGACCCGACCGGTTTGTCTGAGATGCTGTCCATACTGGGCATTCAACCTCCTGAGCGAGACCTCTAAGCTCTTCGTAAATAGTCTCTAATTGATGCCTTTTCTCATCCTTTCTAGAAGATTCTGGCTTGATTAGGTCGCCATAATCCACAATAATCATATCAGGAACGAAATCTCTGCGTCGTAACTTATCAATATGGTTCTTGATTGTTTGTATACTCGCAGACCTTGTTGGGTACTCTTTAACAATCAATTTTCCTGATAAATCTTTAATCTCGTCATAAATCTTTTCTTTAAAGACACCAAGATTTTTCAATTCAACTCCGGTTATGGCTGCATCATATCGACCGGCAACAATGGTATCACCAAGCTCTAAGGTATAGTGCAACACATTCTTTCCTGCTTTGATTGCTTGTGCTCCAAGATGAACGAGGACCATAGACTTACCAGCGCCAGTAGGGGCTACTACAACCCCTAACTCGCCTTTACCCAAGCCACCCTTACAGATTTCATCAATCTGCTGCCAGCCGGTCGTTATAGGGTCTCTTGCTTTAACCAAGAAGCGTTTTTCAAAGTCAGCAAGATACTCATATCCCAAAGAGTTGTCTGAGCCTAGTTTTAGGGCTCCATCAATAATCTTGGAAACTTCATCAAAAGAAGAAGATTTTATAAGGTCAACTGACTTGATGAGTGCTTCTTTTAGCTTTTGCTTCTTGCAGAAATCAAGAGCAGTATCTTTGATATATTCAGAAGACTTCGGTATCTCTCCATTCGCCAAGACCCTCGCATAATACTCTCGGATGCGCACCTTGACTGATTCTGGTTCTCCATCCAAACCTGTTCGTATGATGGAATGCATAATATTAGATGTGGGGTGGACTCCATACTTTTTGCGATACTCCTTGATTTTCTTAACAAATATACGAAGATGTTTAAGCTCCAAGAAACTCAAATCAAGAACTTCAAACATTTGGTCTGCAAATGCCCTATCGTTCAAAACAAGATGACACAAGTCTTCCTGAAATGATTTACCAAATTTTGAAAAACTAACTGAGGTTTCCATGCTCTCCCTTTACTTGCTGGTATTAAATACATATATAGTATAACATTGTTTATCCTGAAAAGGAAGTAATAATATGGTTAAAAGTTTGTTCCAAATCTTGCATATTCACTGTTAGGACACCATCTTTAATCATCAGCTTTCTAACTTCTGTTTGGTTGTATTGTGGTGTAAATCCCTCAAATGTCTCATCAATGCGAGACTTACACTGAATCGACATCTGAGGGGAGGAGAGTTGCATTATATCGTAATTTTCTCTGATAATATCTTCAGACTCAATTACGCTTTTATAAATTTTAAGTGTGTTTTCTTCTTTTCCGCATTCTTCCAAGATATCTTCAATAAAGTAGTCTTTATCCTCTTTTAGAAAAGAGAAGCGCTTTGCTACTGTTCCCAAGCCAACACGAGGCACACCAGCAAGGTTATCACTTGGGTCACCAGCCATAGCACGAGCAACAGCAAAGTTTCTTGGGTGAATACCAAACTTTTCCAATACAATATTGGTGTTTAGCACTTCTTTCTGTACCGGTCGGAATAGTAGTGTCTTATTATCCAATACTTGAATAAAGTCTTTATCTGCCGATATAATCACCTTTTGCCATTCTTCAAACATTGGGCTATTCTTGATATAAGAAATCACATCGTCTGCTTCTACTTCTGGCTCCATAAATTGAACAACTGGTGTTTGGTTAAGATATTCAATAACTCGCATTTGTTGCCAAACCTTATTGTCCTTGATATCACTTTCATCAAGTCCAACTTGGGACCAGTTTGTTCTTGGTGGCTTACGACCTGCTTTATAGTCTTTATTCATTGCTCTGCGCTTTTGTGAGCCGCCTTTGCCGTCCCATACAATAGCAACCATATCTGGCTTTACCTCTCTGGTGATTTTATTGAGAATATTAATAAATGTTCTCATTCCGCCAATAGGTTGTCCGTTTGGGTTTTTGCTTGGGTCTACAATATATCCACGGATAAATTGGTTATAAGCATCAACAATCATTAGTCTCTTCATTTCTCTCTCCTCGTAATAAAAAAAGCCCGGCGTAGAGCCGGGCTGGTTGTGGTTCAGGACTCTTCCGGTGTCTCTTCCGGGTCGTAAAAGTCCTGTGCGTTGCCTTCTCTATTCTTGAATTTCATAATAACATCTTCGTCTATGATTGTCAAGACACTTTCTCTGAAATCTTCCTTGTCCAATTTCTCAATCCACTGCTTGCGCTGAAACTTCTCTTCCGAGCCGTCATTCTTTACAAGAGTGAACCAAGCACCAGACTGCTTTAATCTTTCAGATACTTGAATAGCATCAAACCAACTTTCTTCATCTTGGACACCGATATCTTCGTCGCCCCAAAGAATCTTAAAGTTGCAGGTTCTACCGGCTGTTCCAAAGCGAGACTTTTCAAGCTTTACTTTGACCTCTGAGCCGATGCGAAACCCATTATCATCAACAATGTAAGATGCTTTTGCTTTTCTAGCTGTAAGCCAGACACGAAGCGAATAAGCATAAGACATCGCTTTACCACCTGGGGTAAAGTAAGGAGTTGTCAAAGCCTCTGCTGGTGTTCTTGCCGCCATATTGGTCTTCAACTGATTGAGAACCAATAAGGTAGCGTCCGCATCGGCAATAGGAATGGTTAGTTTAGCCATACCTTTCGACAAAATCCTTGGCTTTACCGCCATTGATGATTGAGGGTTGAAGTCTCCCTCAACATCTGAAATAGAAGGTGTTAGGGCAAGAGAATCCCAAATGAATAACCATTTGTTTCCTGTTCCCAACAACTCTTCCATTGTCTCTAAAACAAACTCAACTGATTCTGCTTGAACATACATAAGACGTTCAAGGTCACAGCCTGCTCGCTCTAGAAAGCTTGGGTCAAGTGCCGACTCTGAATCAAAGTATACTACATCAATTCCCATCTTTTGGGCATTACCGGCAATCTGTGCAGCCATAAATGACTTACCAGTTGCTTCTAGTCCGGCAATCTCAGAGATTTTACCGACTGGAACACCTGCTAGTCTGCCCTTGCAGATGATTGAGTCTAGCCACCTTGAACCCGTAGGAATCCACTCAGTCACTTCGGTTGGGTTGTTATCTTGAAGTGAGTGAGCGACTTCCCTTCCTGCTTTTTTGTTGATAATGCTGCGAACGGCAGCAATATCTAGTGAGCCTTTTTTTAGCTTTGTTACTTTTGGTTTAGCCACCGTTTTACCTCCTTATCAGTTCAAAAGATCGTTAAAAGCTGCTTCCACGGCACTTGCATCGTCTGTACCGCTTCCATATTTTTCAACTTCGGTATTTCCTTCTCCGGATGCAAGAAACTGGTCGAGAATGCTTTGTACCTCCTCTGTTGTCTTTCGCTCAAAGATTTCATCAAAGTTTGGAATAGTTTCCAAAAGCTCAGCACACCGCTCATCTCCACCAACAGCATCGTCACACAAAATCGTCTTACGAGGACGAGGACGAATATCTGTTCTAGGGAAACTTGCTCCTGGTAACTTACCATACATAAGTTTTAGGTCGTTTCCTGTTTCTGGGTCGGTGATATCACCATAGTCAGGGTCAAGAACAATAGTAAGAAGCTTTTCATAAGCCATCTTGCCGTATCCCCAAACTTTGATGCCCTCTTCTTCTTCACCACGAACCAAGACGGGCGAAAAGAAACGCTGCTTTGCGAACAAGTCTTTTGCTTGCTTCTTACTCTCTTCTGTTCCTTCATTCCAAAGCTGGTTGGCGAAGTCACAAACAGGACAACTATCACCA